GTGTTGTTCTGCATCTGCCCCGGTGCCGCGAGTCCGACCAACTGAAACGGTGGCGCGGGCAAGAGCGCGGGATTGTACTGGAAGAGGTTTTCGTTTCCCCAAATGACGGTGTGATACGTTCCGTTTACATCCACGAAAGTGGAGATGCCGAGTTGTTGCGTAGGCACGCCGCTCGCGACGCCGAAGGGATTGAAGAGATTGGGGCGCGAGCGCATCTCTGCGTTGCGCAACATAAAGTTATTGAATAAAGGGGAAGCGTTGTCGGGGATTAGCGATTCTGGATGCTGAACGTCGAGACCAGCGTACGGGCCGCTGTACTCTTGCGACCACTGACCATTTTTCCCGATTTGTACCGGCACGCGCGCATCTCTCTAGACGACGGTAATCTGCAAATTACTTCCAGCCGGAAGAGTGTTGATGACCAACCCTTCAATCCACCACGTCTTTCCCCAATTATAGGGTTGGTCCGCGAGAGTTGCGTGCGGATTCCACACGGTATTGCCGACAAGATTCGTGAGCAAAAGGCTCGTCCCCGCCGTCGTCTGGTCCCACAACATTTGCTCCGCACGAATATTGTCCAGATATTCCGCGCTCAAAACGTTTCCGTTCGCTCCGTTGTTCGCGAGAGCCGACTTCCCATCGGGGATGGTGATGAGGAAAGTGGTCGCGCTGGGAACGGCTTGGATTTTGTAGCCGCCGCGCCACCCGGTAATTGTCGTGCCTTGAATCGAGATAGCTGCGTTGGCGAGCAATCCGTGAGCGCCTGCCGTGGTGACGAGCGCCGAGCCAGTGCCGTTGCGCACGATGCTCGTAATCGCAACCGTGGTTGCTTGGTCGGCGTTCGTAAAAGTCCAGGGGTTAGTTTGTCGATTCGACATTTATTTACCAGGTTCCTGCCGCGATTGGCACGTTCTCCAACTGCAATAGCGGGTCAACCGGATTCACAATCTTTGGATCTGGTACAAGTTCGTTTCGATCCCGGCTCGCTTCTCGCGCCTCGCGCAACTCGAAAGAGCCGTCAATCGCGCGATCAAAACATCCGTAGAAATGGCAGACGAGAAGCCCGTCGCACCAACTGCAATCCGAGAGCGGAACTTTACGTTCGCAGCGCTGGCACTGCCAATAAACGTACTCGCAGCAACCCCGCCAAATCATTTACTTTCCGATGGCTTCTCAGATGTCTTCGCGCTCGGCGGAGCCGGAGGTGCGGGAGGCTTGGTCGATTCGACAGACTGCACAGCGTGCGATGCGGGCATGTTCCCGATGCCGCCGATGTGAGTCTTGGGGAGTACCGGTTTGTCGGAGTTGTCCACCAGTTCGAAGGTGTTGAAGGCGCTCAGCGCCTTCACGTTGAAGCCGTGATTGCGGAGATACTGGAGCGCATCTTCCTTGTTGCCGAATGTGCCCGCAGTTCCGCACGAGCACTGGGCGTGAAACGGAAGGTCGGGAAGTTTCGATGATTTGGTGACAGTGCCGACGTGTTGCGCCATGAAACTATCTCCTTACGGGAACACTGGGCAAATCATGTAGTCGAGTCCGATGTACAGCAAACCATCCCCGAGAGTCAATCCCGGAGTTGTGCCGACGAGCGTCAACTCCAATCCGAGGTTCGAGGAGTTCGCGAGAGTCAGGATGCCCGCATTCACCTGCGCAGGAGCGACGCCCGCGCTGCTGGTGAGCGTCAAAAGGCCGGTGGCGGCCTGAGTCACAAGGGAGACGGCTTTCCCCGTGTACTCGATCTGGAACGCGTTATCGGCATTCCCTAGCGTGTACGCTGTCGTGACGAACTGATACTGAAAATATGCGCGTCCGGGAAGGATAATGAAGTTCGATCCAGAAACTCCCGGAACCGCTGGAGGCGTGGAAGTCGGCGAGGGAACAAGCTGAATCTTCGTGCCCGGAAGAGCCTTCAAGTCCGCAGAGGTTATCTGCCAGACGACGGACTTCTGCACGCCGCGCCCGAGGTACAGCCCGGTAAGCCCGGTGGTGTTGAATGGTTCAAGCGCCGGGGCCAAGCTCGTGAAAGCGATTCGATTAGCCATTCAACGCTCTCCCTAGTTGCGAATCAGGGGCATCGCCGATGCCGGGATAATTCTTTGCCCCTCGCGCTGCTTCGCGAAATATTCTTTCAGCGTGTCCTTCGCTTTTTCCAGCATGTACAGCAAAGCCATTTCGTCTTGCGTCGAAACGTTCACTGTCACTTGTCGAGTCGGTATGTCGAACGACAAGTTGATAGTGATCGTCGTGATCGGCGCTTGGCCGTTGCCGTCCATCGACTACGGCCCGTAAGACCAGAACACGCCAGGCCAAGTAGTAGCGCCGGCGCTGAAGCGCTGCGTGCTCTTAAACAGCAACACTTCGGTTTTGAAGTCGTCGTCCGTCGCAGCCATCATCGGCTCGCGTTCGTAGAACTTCATCTGATGCCCTTCCTTCGGGGCGATTAAGCCCCAGCCGGAAGTAGAGGTCAAGTAGTTGAGTTCGAGGCCCTGAAGGTTTTCCGCTTGAAGCCAGTTCAGGTCGTTGTTCCCGCTTCCCGGAGTTCCGGGGGTGCCGAGCAGTTCGCGCACGAGACGGCGAAGCTCGGGAGGATGCGGAAGGAATCGCGGATGCACGTGCACTGGAATGCCGCGACCGTCCGGCATACGCGCGAAAATGTTGATGGCTTGCTGAAGCGCGGTGTCGCCAAGATCTGTGTCCGGGTTGGGGCGATTGGGATAGGTGCCCGCCGCGTTGATGATGTTCGTGATCCCCGGCGCTGTCGCTGTTGCTGCTGTGCCGCCGAGCAACGGATGCGCGGTGTTGAACAGCGTCACGCCGTCGTTGGTGTTGATGAGCGTGCCGCCAAGGTTGAACAGCGAGCAGCAAACCGCTTCGCGACCGAACAGGCCCGAGCGCGCGTGGGACTTAGGCATCTGCTTCACGATGCCGTACTTGTCGTCCGCGATTAGTTGGCGCGTGACTTCCGAAATCAAACCGTACTGCAAGTGCAGATACTTTTTCGTGCCGCCCTGAATCATCGAGTCCGTGATCGGCGCAGTGCCTTCGGGCATCAACGGCATCGGCCCGGTGCCCGAGAGTTCGTAGTCGATCTCGTAGGCATCTTCCGAAGTCATCTCGTTCATGTAGTGCGGGTACTGCGGCGCGTGTTCTTTGAGATCAAAGAACTGTACGAAGATGTGTCGTAACCCAGGTGCCAACAATGGCGGGAACGACTGGCGGTTCATAATTCCAACGGGAGCCATCTACATCCTCCTCAGTACCTAATGCTCTTTCGTCAACTTCCTGCCACACTACGCGAAGATTTGCGCGACCGAGTTCAGGATCGTAAAGAACACGTGCCCGCCGACAGTGCCCGTCGCTTCCAGCGGACTCAAGCCGACGATTCGAACGGCGTTGTTCTTGGCGGTGTCCACATACCAGAAATTGTTTCCGGTATCCTTCGTGAGGCCGGCGAGAATACCGATTTGAGTGAGCGCGGTAGCGACTGGAGTCACGCTGCCAGATGTGCCCAACTTGGCGACGAAGATCGTGGTTGGCGCGGCAATGTAAAATCCAAGCGTCCCATCCGAGAACGGAACCATCGGCGGAGTGATCAACGCGAGAGGTTGATTCGAGTTCGCGGCATAGCTGCCAATGTTCGAACCCGGTCCGAGAACTGGAGAGAACGGCTGCGCCTGCCCAGCCCCAAGGGTCCCGAGATTGTTTGCGTTCGAGATCGCGAAGCCTGCAATACCGCCGTTGGGAGTAAGTGTCGTGCCATCCCACGCAGCAAGTCCGCCGTCACCGGCCACGAGGAAAGCTACCGGCGTACCTTCGACGAACGTTTGTCCGGCCTCTTCTGCGCCGTAACCGATAGGGAAAGAAATCGCCCCACCGAGGTCCTTTACCGGCTCAATTGCGTCTGCGAAATTAGCCATGTCTCAATTCTCCTCGGATTCGAGCGTTACTAACTTGACCTTAGCTACTGAGGCGTTACCCGCCGCATCGCCACCAGCCGCAATACTTTGCAAATCTTGCTGCGCGCTGCTCACGTGAGCCGCTGCGCGAATCGCTTCGTCGTCGCCCATGTAGTGCCTCATTCCGGGCGACATGGATTCGAGGCTCATCGGGCCAGTACTTTGACGACGCGGATTGATTTGCTCCAGCGCCGCGAGGTTCTGCGCTTTGCGAATCTCGCGCCAACGCATCAGCGGAATTTTCATCAGGCGTAAGTCGCCAATTCGAATTTCGTTTTTGTTTTTGATTGTGTCGCCGGAAAACATCTCGACGTCGGCGGTCGTCGCGTAATCCCAGCCCGCACCGCGCAGACGCTCGACGCGCTCGTGTCGAGGATCACTGCCGCATCGGTCGAACGCCCAGGGGTAGTGAAACTCTTTGTTTTTTTTCGCTTTGATTCGCGTGGACTCAGGCAGATGCAAGGGGCGCGCGGAGATCGAAGGCGAGAGTAAATCCTGAAGCTCGTCGTTCCACTGCGACGGCATGTTGCCGTGATCCGCGATTACCTGCTTGACTACGTTTGGCGGAATGGCTGAATCAAATTGCGGCATCAGACCAGCCCTTTCTTCGCAGACTCTTCAAACTCTTTCGGGTCGATGCCGAGCTTGCGCAACTGTTCGTGCGCGGAGAGCGTGCGCAACCCGTCCGGCGACTTCCACGAGAGCGCGGGGTCGGAGAGAATGCTGTCCTCGGTTG